TTTAGCTGCTTTAATAGCATTGGTTGGTTGGAATTTAAAAGAAACTTGGACTATGAAAGAACAAGTATTCAAACTTCAACAAGGTCAAGTATTTTTATCTAAACAAATTAAACAAGTTAAAAATACTATTAAATCATTTAAGAAAAAGAGTAAAAAGAAGAAGAAGAATGATTAAATGGATATTTATTTTTATTCTATTAACAGGTTGTACTGCATTACTTTTAGCAAGTTGTAGTGCCGATACTCGTGTTTGTCCAGACCAAACTAAAGTTGAAATTGGTGTAACTGAGACAGACGCAAAGAATGATAAGTTCCAAGAAAAAAAATTATTAACTCAAACTTGGAAATGGGGAAAAAAGAGGTGTCAAGAAAAGTAAAAAAATTTATAGTTAAATTAAGAATGTGGTATGCTGATATAAGAGGTCATCATGGTAAGAAATGGAATTACGAACCATCAGAACATTATTTAGGAAATAAAAAGAAATATGACAGATAAAATTTTACCAATGCTTATTGGTTTACTTATAGCACTTGGTGGTTGGTCGCTTTCAAGAACATTTGAACTTTCAACTATTCAAGCAGTACATGAAGATAAAGTAGATAAGTTAGAAAGACACGTTGATAAATTACAAAACCACATAGTAAACATGATGGATAAAGACAAAGAAATCATGGAGCAACATAAAGATTTATTTAAAGCATTAGAAAACAATCAACCAGCAACAGGGTATAATTATAATTGATAATATGGCAAACAAAACTTGGAATAAAAATAAAGTAGTAATGGCTGTAGGTTGGTGCAATGTTTGTCAAAAAGAAATGTTAAGTGATGCCGGTGGATGGATTGTCAACGCAGAAAAGAAACACTTTTGCCATGATGGTCGTGATGGTAGTTGCTTTGATAAATATGTTATTGAACAACAAAGTATAGCTGAAGATGCTACTTATGAAAATAGTTAAATTAAAACCCCATTATACCAAGCTAATAAAAAACTTAATACTATCATAACTCCAAAAAACATTAATAAAAAATATAACTCTTTCATTTAAGTAATAGTTGCTTTTATTTTTTCATACTCTTCCCACAAAGTTTGCTCCGGAGACCAAAATCTTTGTTTGTTTTTTTTCATTTTAATGCCATGTAAAACTGTGGTATGATCGTTGCCAAAAATTTCACCTATTCTAGTTAAACTCATATTAAATTTTTCGTACAATAAATTAAATAAAATATTTCTAGCTCTACATATATCTTGTCTGCGAGACCTATCTACCATAAGTTCTTTTTTATTAACCTCAAAAAATACACAAACTTTATTTATAATACTTTCTATAACAAAAGATTTAGGTTTACTAAAACTAAAACCAACAATTTTTCTTTTAGGTTTTTTTGTTTCTTCATTAGTAAATAAAAATGATTTTACTATTCTTTTTTGATAGCCATTTGAAAACCCCAATTTATAAATTTTCTTTTCTCTATTACTTAAACATTCGTATGATGTTTTAATTTCATATATTAATTTATTATTGTTTAATGTTGCTAAATGATCTTCAAATGCTACCGAAACTGTTTTTGGGGTCATAGATATCCTAGGGTTTGTTGTTGTTTTTTTCAATTATAAATTTAATGACTATATTGTCATTAATTCTTCTTGTGTCTGCTCAACTTTTTTCATCAATCTAATACTATCTTGATGATACTTATTAGCTTGCAAAGCTGTTGCTTCATCATGTACTTTTGTCTCCAGAAACTTTGTGTGTTTCAATCTTTGGAGATCCCTGTACCTTTGCAGACGAGTCCTTAACTCGTTCATCTTTCTCCTTTTTCACTTTTATAAAATCAATTTTAATATCATTGACTTTTACTTCTACAAATTCCCCTATGGCTTGTGGATCTGCAGCCTTCTCAGCGTTATCAAAGCTATCAGTATGAATAAAACTAGCCTCGCCAAATTTACGCCTGATATATTTAAACATTTTTATCCTTTTTGTCTAGTGCTTTTTTATGCAGTTCTTTAGCCATTTTTGAGTATATTTCTAAATCATTATAGCTGTCTGCTTTATATTTTTTAGTTGTTCTATATAGTTTAAGAGCCATCATAAGTTGAGCAACTTGATAAGGGTGCATATCATCTTTTAAAATATCATGTAAAATAACATTAAACATGACAGCTAATAATCTAAAGTTTTCCTGATAATCACCATAATCTTTATGACGATCTTCTACAATTTTATTTAAGATTTTTTCGTTTATATCTATTGTGTTCATATTGTTTTGCGATGAGGTGGGGAAAACAACTAAAAGAAAAAAGCCAGAAAGGATTGGCTAAAAAACCCCACCTCAAAGTTTTACAAAAATGTTACCATCTTTGCGGTTTATTATTACCATACGATTGCTGTTTTGCAAAAGGTTTTGCTACTTGAGCTGGTGAACCACCACCTCCTGTACCGCTACTTTTTGCACTATCGTTTGGTGTTAGTTGCACAGTTATGTTGCCAGTAGGCTCTCCATTCTCTGCAACTTCATCAAAGGCTGCTTGATTATACCAATTATCCCCTATCTTTACACCTATTCTCCATTGTTTTCCTGGAGGCGATTTTGGATTAATAGGTGCTACATAGCTTGGATGATTGGGAGCTGACCTTTGGTCGTTGGGAGTAAGTTTTATATATATCTTATCCATTTTGTTTTGCTCCTGTTTGTAGTTGAATCTTCCTGTTTTCATAATGATTCATTAAATCTTTATATGTTGCAGGATGATTTTTGATTGCATCATTAAATTCACTTTTAAACTCTACATCTTTAAGATATTTTAACCTTGAAAGGTGCATAGCTGCATCAATGTTTCTAATGATTGATTTTACTGAAGTTACCTTTTTTTTAGGATAATTAATTACTTCAGCACTTTGGTCCACCTTTGTATTTGGTATGTTAAGATCATCTAATTCTTCTTTTGAAGTGATGCTTTCATCCAAAATACCAAAGACAGATAAAGCTCTTGATATAGCAAAGGATTCTGCTAGTTCCATTGCTTTAGGTTTGTTATTCCTAAATACTTTTGCATGACCGGTAGCCAATGTACCTTCAGGACTTATAATTTTTGCTTTACCAATATAACAATCATCATAAGTCATAATATCTGTATAGATACCTAACTCTCCTGCAAATTCTTCAGTAAAAAATTTAAGTTTACTTGTGGCTTTTACAGTAGTTGTTCCATGCTCAGTAATGTAAGTTCCTTCTTTTTTACATTTGTCTATTACTTTTTTTATTCTTTCTTTCATTTTTATCCCCATAGTTGTTTGATTGTTTTTAGTTGATCTGCACTCAAATCTTTCATCATCCAATGATTAAGATCAGGTTTTTCTACATATTGTGCTGCGATTTTTGGATCGCCATTACTTAGTATAAGTAATTTCTGAATTGTTTTTGCCTTGTTTAACATTTCTTGATAACAATATTCTAAATGGTCATCAAATAAAGCGGGATGGGTATCGTCAAAAATAATAAAATCATTTTCATTTGCGTAAAATAAAAATGGAGTTTTACCACTTGCAATTTTATAAAAAGCTACTTGAGTTATATTAACCGGATCAGGTTCGCTCGGTAATTTTTGTGGATAAAATTTTATATCCCCTCTATAATCTTTTGCAGTAGGTGGTTTAGTTTTACACTCCGCAAAACATAAATCATTTTCAAAATCTAATCTACCGGTAACTCCTAAAGCCAAATCTTCAGGCAACGTATCTACATATCTTTCACACCTTAACTCATCATCACCAAAAATATTTTTAACCGCACTTAAAATTTGTTGAGTAGTGCCATGTAATTTATCTTTAATTTGTTCTTTGATTTGTTTATCTCTTTCATCAAAACTTTCTTTAGTATAAAGTTTATATTCATGGTTAAATATACTATCATAATCTCTATCTTTAATTTCCTCCCTCTCAGCACCACGAAATATATATTTACCTACTAATCTTTGAGCCACATTGCCGGACAAACTTCCATAACCTAATTTATACCTTTTCTTATCGGCTCTTCTTTGTTTTTCAGTACGAGACCAATAATCTACAATGTGCATAGCGATAGTTCTATTTCTTGATAACTGAGAGAAAGAAAAATGTTTCAAACCCTCTCCACCTGATAGGGATTGAAGTATTTCTTCTAGTTGTTTTTTCATTTATTTCCTTTTTGTTGTTCTATTCTTTATATACTATTACACCATATTGTCTACTATTATTTGATTATTTTCTTGCTTTAAATAACCGCTATGGTAATAGGTATTATTCTACAACAAAAGGAGAAAAATATGACCTTAAAGGAATGGATAGCTAAAAATCACTATAGCTATTCTCAAACCGCACAAAAATTTGGTATCATAAATATCAATCCTGCTACCAATATTCAAAGGTATGCAAAAGGAGAACGAATACCACATCCAAAAGTAATGAAGAAGATTTTTGATGGTACAAAGCAACAAGTTCAACCCAATGATTTTTATGAAGAATACTGGCAAAGAGAAGAAATTTAGATACGACAAAGTTAAGATAACTTGGTGGGATATTGTTACTTGCGAAGAGGCTTGGGTAAGTGAAGAAAATATATTAGACCATGACATTTCTATATGTCAAGATGTTGGTTATATTTATAAAAAGACTAGGGATAAATTGTGGCTATTTACATCTTATTCTGAAGATGAAGATGGAATGGATGTTGGAAATTTAACTTGCTATCCAAGACAAGTTGTTAAAAAGATTGAGGTGTTAAAATGACTTATACCGGTATGTTTGAGGAGATAGATTTAAGCCATAAATTTAGAAAATTAAAAAGAGAAAATAAAAAACTAACAGATGAGATTGAAAAATTGAAAGCAGACTTAGCAAGAGCTAAAGAAGATCATCAATATGACAATCTAGTTCATAAAAAGGAATTAGAATCTTTGAGGAAAAAATAATGGCTAGATGGACTTATTATAAGTCTAATGGTGATTACAATGATTGGCACAGGCAATTTGAAGGTCTAGCAGGAATAGATTTGGATTTTTGTGAGGTGTGTCCTAAGTGTTATGAGCCTTTAGCGGTGAAAGAGACTTGTTTTGATAAAAATCAGCAGTTCAAAGCTACAACCCTTACAAAAATGGTCGGAGATCGCCTAAAGATACCCGCATTTTTGATATTCTATACTCCTTTACCCAATGACACCATGAAGTTTAGAATTAAGCGTGTGAGTGAGCCTATGACCGAAATTTATGAAGTTAATCAGGAGGAATGGTTGGAATATTTATATTCGTTGCAAAAAGAACACAGGAGGTGTTGTAAATATGCAACACAAGTATGATCCTCACATTAGGGTAAAGTTTGCTCTATTTGATGACCCAAGTTTTAGATCAATTCCGGAAAACCACAGATCTCACGCCTACTTGGTATTTATATGTTTACTAAAATTTGCTAACTCTAAAACCCTAACTTGCTATCCTCGCAAAGCCACCATTTCTGATATGTCCGGTTTATCTAGGACAACCATATACAGAGCCACTTTATGTTTAGAGAAGGCGGGGATTATAATGAAAAAGAGATTAAAATCAACTTTATTGTATACTATAAACCCTAAGTATATTGTGGGTTATAGACCAGAGGTTTCACAGAGAAACATAGATGTTTCAGAGAGAAACATGGGTGTTTCTGTTAGACCACTATTAGAAGAACTAACATATACTAACATAAATACTAACATTAACATTTTTATAAAAGGTCTTTCAGGTAGTGGTAGCGGTAATGAACATATTATAAAAGGATTAGCGAATAAATACACCCCTGAACAACTAAAGAAAGCAATAATTGATAAAGACAACCCATATTTTTGTAAAAAAGCTCTTGAGTTAAAGGAGGATAATAATAAGAGATATGTTCCCAAAAATATTATATTAAAGGAAGTGGATAATCTCCGCAAAAAAACTAATTATTTCTATAAGAATAAGGTAGCACAAAATAAGGATAAATATGGCAGGATTTCAGCAACGAAAAGTTTTTTGTCAAAGACTTACAAGAAGGACTAAGAGACCTTGCCAAGCCAAAGGTTTTCCACTTGCGAATGGAATGTTTTTCTGTAGATTTCATGGCTATAACAATATATTAGGATTTAATAAAAAGAACTATACTGATGACACAAGAATTAACCAACTCCAAGCACTCTACCAATTCAGAAACAAATCAAGAGAAGAAGTTGAAAAATACTATTATACAAAAGTCAAGTCAAGAATTGGAACTACTGAAAAATCAAGATATTATCATAAGCAATCTTATCGAAGGAAAAACCCTTACAGAAATAATAAAGGACAAGACGCTAAACCCATCACAGATCAGCTTGATGAAATTATACTCCATCTTAAAGAAAAACAAGGAATTGAATAAT